TTAAAGACCTAAATAAAATTATCCAATCCGGAATGTTTTATCCTACATTTATTTCTGGATTGTCAGGTAATGGTAAAACAACAATGGTCGAGCAGGCGTGTGCGAAGTTAGGCAAAGAAGCACTTAGGGTAAACATCAGCATTGAAACAGATGAAGATGATTTGATTGGTGGCAATACACTTGTTGATGGCAACGTTGTTTATAGAGAAGGCCCTGTATTAACAGCAATGAAAAGAGGCGCAATCTTAATATTAGATGAGATTGATAGAGGCTCTAACAAGTTGATGTGCTTACAGGCTATACTAGAAGGCAAGCCTTACTTTAATAAAAAGACAGGCGAAGTTGTGCATCCAGCACATGGCTTCAACGTAATAGCAACCGCGAATACAAAAGGACGTGGTTCAGAAGATGGCAAGTTTATGTCAGCACAAATGTTAGACGAAGCATTTCTAGAAAGGTTTGCAATAACGGTCGAACAGGAATACCCTACTCCGGCAAATGAGAAGAAAATCATACTAAATAAAATGGCAAAGGCAAATGTTGAAGATGTTGAGTTTGCAGAAAACTTAGTAACATGGGCTGAAGTAATTCGTAAGACATTTTATGAAGGTGCAATTGACGAGTTAATCTCAACACGTAGACTAGAGCATATTGTAAATGCTTATGCCATGTTTAATGACAGAGTAAAGGCTATTGAACTTTGTGTAAACAGATTTGATGAGGACACAAAGTCAGCATTTATTGAACTCTACAATAAAGTAGATGCAAAAGTAGATTTAACTGAGGAAAGTGATGTTCAAGAAGAACAATATTAATTATAAATATAATGAGGGTGAAACCCTCAAAGAAATAAAGGAGTATGTGGACAACACATACTCCCAGCATTATAGTCAAAATAAATTTCAGGCAACTGAATTTATTATTGATAGTGGACATGGTGATGGATTCTTAATTGGAAACATTATGAAGTATGCCCAACGTTATGGAAAAAAGGATGGGTTTAATAGAGCTGATTTATTAAAAGTAATACATTATGGAATGATTTCTCTATATCACCATGATTATAAATATAGAAACAAAAACTAATTTTAGGAGACTTAAATGTCAGTAGTTAAAAGATATATTATTAACAGAACAGAGTTAGGCACAGCTTTTCCTAGTTATAGTAATTCTGATTTTTCAACTTTTAGAAGCACATGGTTAGCAGACAATTTGGTTCAAGCTACCGAGGAGTTTTCTGAAGATGGATTAACTCAAACAGTTACTTTAATTTTTGAAGACCAAGCACAATTAGATGCTTTCAATACCGCTTGTGCAGACAAGGCAACAGAATTAGGTATTACACCAGGTCAAGATGTTAAATCTTTAATCGAAGCTGATTCTGCTCTTTCAGCAACAAAAGAAATCATAACATAATAAATTTCTTTAATTTGGGGAGTTAAACTCCCCATTATATCATGTATCATTACGTTCAAAATTTAGTAGCACTAATCCTATCTCAAGGACCCCAACCATATTTCTTTATATCAGGAGGTGCCCTTAAGGATTCCTATCTAGGTGTTAAACCATTAGACTTTGATATGTTTTCACCTGAACCTGAAAAACTTTTACCCACATTACAAGAAGTCTTTGGAAACGAAAAAGATGTTTCCGATTCGGTTGTTATCGACGAAACAGATTCGTGGTCGAATACTAACTTTTGGTTTTTCACATGGGGCGATGCAGTAATTTCATTATCAAAGAAACCATGTTCACATCCACATGATTGGTGGGCAATTACAGATTATGTAGATTGTATGTCAGCATATGATAGTAATAAAAAACTTCACAAGCACGAACTGTTTGAACACGTAGTGGACAATAAAATAATAAAGTTTACAGGTATTACTACTCATATGGATATTGCAATCATTAGATGTATGCTTAGGTTAAGTCAGGGGTGGACATTAACTTCTGAGGAAGCACAAAAGTTTTTCACAGACGACCAAGCCATATGGCAAACAACAAAACTTGAACATAAAAATTTAAACAAACGAAGAGAGAAATATCTTGAAATTATTAACAGCCGTTCTTAGTTCTGAGGATTTAGAAAAAACTAAACGTTGCCTAACAACTGTAGGTGATGATGCAGTTTTAATTATTAATACTCTTAACAAAGACTATGTTCAAGAAGTATTAAATGCTAAGTTGGACATTTCCCAATTTGCAATTACTCTTTCAAACGGAACTCCCGGCTTAGGTAAACAATCAGTTCTCGATTACTTTTTGAAAACAAGTTACACCCATCTTACTTTTATAGATTCGGACGACTACTATATGCCGGGTGGCATAGAAAGAATTAAAGAACATTTAGAAGACTTTGATTATGTAGGTTGTTTAACAGATGTTTACACCCCACAACGTAAACTATTATCCATGCTGGAGTGGCAGTTTCCTAAAACACTAAGAAAGGAATTTGCTACGGATAAAGATAAGTTTAAAACATTTTACAAAACAATGAGAGATATAGCTCAAGCGTATTCCCATGAAACCATAGTCCAAAGGATTGTAGGACTTTCTAAGAAGGGCGCTAGAGCATTTAAATTTTCCGACAAGTTAATGGGACTAGATGATGTTCAGGCACAAGTAAACCTAGCCTTAGAGTGTTCTAAGGGTAATATAAAAGGCAAGATAGTATACGATAAAGACATTTACTTATATGACAGAAGCGACGGTGCTGGCACATTATCAGATTTTGTGGATAATACATTTACTCCAGAACAAGAAAAAATATTTTGGGAAGGAATCCATGAAGGTGAATATGATGCGGAAGCGTTTGAATATGAATCGGTCATCTCAAATTTGACTGAGGAAGAAAGGATGCGTATAATATTAGACTATGACATACAACAGAATTAATTCAAATTCAGACATAGAGTTAGTTAAACAATTTTGTCTAATACAACAGACAGCTAACAACTTAACAAACGATAATATAGATGTTGAAGATTGGGAAAACAAATCTCATACTTTGCTCTATACAATTTTTATAGAAAAAAGATTTGATGGAAACGGATTGTATATTGTATCTGAAGATTTACATTCAGGTGTAGGATATTATCCAGCAGACTTTGATGAGAACGTTTGCATTGTTAGTAGATTTTATAACAAGCAAACAACAAAAGCTCTTTCAAAAGATAGCGGACATAATCTTTTTTATTATTTGTTGGACAAAGCAGAAGAAGATGGCTTCCATGGATTTATAGAAACATTTAATGAATATAATTTATTTCTAATGGAACGAAACGAACGTTTCAATAGAGCTGATAGACATTCAAACTATGCCTTTATAGCAGAAAATAAAAATGACGGTGTATGGCATAAAAAACATTTTAGAGAGCCGGGTATTAGGATAACTCCTTTTACAAGATTTGGCCCTTGCATTATTAAACACACTAAACAATGGTGTCTATATCATTTGTGGAATGAAACATATGAGCAGACGCTGGTTGAAAAAATTGGTCATCTAAGTGGTTGACTTAGGCATACCAATCCTTTATAATACTATAAAATTATTTGGAGATAATATATTATGAAAATATCTAAAGAAACTCTTGATGTCCTCAAGAACTTCGCAACTATTAATACTAACATTTTAATTAGAGAAGGCAACATGCTTTCTACTATTAGCACAGGTAAAAATATTTTTGCAAGGGCTCAGGTATCAGAAACTTTTGACAAAGAGTTTGCTGTTTATGATTTAAACAGTTTACTCGCACTTTTAACTTTGATGGAAGATACAGATGTAGAACTAGGCGACGAGTCGATTACTATGTCTAAAGGTTCATCGCAGTTTGAATACTTTTATGCTGACCCGAGTATAATTGTATCTGCACCTGACAAAACAATTGAAGTAGATTCATTCTTCGACTTTGTTTTATCTAAGGAAGAAGTAGATATGATAATGAAGGCAGCTGCCGTAGTTAGCGCACCTATGCTAAGTGTTGTTGGCAAAGATGGAAAAGCGGTTCTTACAGTCGGTGACCCTAGCACTCCTAGAAGTAATGCTTTTAGACAAGTGATAGGCGATACTGATAAAACTTTTGATGCAAGACTAGCAGTGGAAAACTTTAAAGTTGTTCCTGGTAACTATAATGTTACAATTTCAGAAAAGAAATTTATGCACTTGTCTAGCACAACTAAAGATACTAACTATTGGTTAGCATTAGAGCCCAATTCAGTTATTGGTGGTTAATATGGCAGAAGGAACTAAAATTCAATTTATCCCTCAGGTTGTTTTTAAGTTGAGGGAGCTAGGTGAGTGGAAGGAAACACTTACACAAAACCTTTTTCAAAATAAAAAAGTTTTGGTTTTCGCACTACCAGGTGCATTTACACCCACTTGTTCTAATCAGCAGTTACCAGGCTATGAGTCTTTGGCAGAGGAATTTTACAAGTTAGGCGTAGATGAAATTTATTGTTTATCTGTTAATGATGCCTTTGTAATGAATGCTTGGGCGGAAGACCAAAAGTTAAAGAACGTAAAAGTGTTACCTGATGGCTCAGCAATATGGACAACTTACATGGGTATGGATGTCAAAAAAGATAACCTCGGTTTCGGTGTAAGGTCATGGAGATATGCTATGTTAGTGAACGACATGAACATACATGAGATGTTTGTTGAGGAAGGACTAAAGGATAATGCAAGTGAAGACCCCTACAATGTATCAAGTCCTGACCATGTGCTAAAGTGGTTAAAGGAAAATGGCTGGGGTAGAAACATAGAAATAAGTCTGCAGGATGGTGCAGGTGTTGAGGAAAAACTTGGGCCCAAAAAGTAGAAGTGATTTTTATAGAAAAAGAGCCCAAAAAATTTCCTCAGAAAAATACGCGCGCGTAAGGAAATCAAAATAATGGACAATCAAGAATTTTTATGGGTCGAAAGATATAGGCCCAAGACTTTAGATGAATGTATTTTGCCAGATGAAAAACTTAAAGTTTTTAGAGACTTTGTTAAGGCAGGAGAAATTCCAAATATGTTATTATGTGGCACAGCTGGCACAGGCAAGACAACCATAGCACGCGCTCTTTGTAATGAATTAGGCTGTGATAGTATTATAATTAATGGTTCCGAAGAGTCCGGTATCGATGTGCTAAGGACTAAGATTAAAAACTTTGCATCTACTGTAAGTTTTGAAGGTAAACCTAAAGTTGTAATATTAGATGAGGCAGATTACTTAAATCCTAATTCTACACAACCTGCACTTAGGGCATTTATTGAGGAATTTAGTAAAAACTGTAGGTTTATATTTACTTGTAATTTTAAAAATAGAATTATACAACCTCTGCACAGTAGAACAACTGTAATTGACTTTAAATTAGTTAATGGGCAAAAAGCTAAGATGGCATCTAAGTTCTTAAAAAGAATGTGTCATATTTTAGATGATAACAAAGTTACATATTCTGAGAAAGTCCTAGCAGAACTTCTAATGAAACACTTTCCTGATTATAGGAGAGTAATTAATGAATTACAAAGATATGGCTCCTCAGGTGTTATTGATGAGGGTATATTAAGTAACCTATCTGAAATAAATACAAAGGCTTTAGTAGATTCAATTAAGGATAAAGACTTTAAGAAAATGCGACAATGGGTTGCGAATAATGTAGAGTCAGACCCTCAACAAATTTATAGAAAAGTATATGATACTTTAATGGAAAAAGTAAAACAGGTTCCGCAGTTAGTTTTAATTATTGCGGACTATCAATATAAGAGTAGTTTTGTTGCCGACCAAGAAATAAACTTAACTGCTTGTTTAACGGAGATTATGGCAAATGTTGAATTTAAGTAAAATTTTAATTTTTATAATGTTGGTGCCTAATATGGCATTAGCAAATAGTGTAGGTATAGGCGGAACTTTCCTTAAAGGCGGAAGTTCTAATTTTAACTTAACATTAGACTTCAAAGAAGAAGTAGGCAGATGGCAGACAGAAGTAGAAGGAAATTATTTTTATTCAGAAAAAAATAATGTTGAAATGAGAAACGAAGGTCTTCTCAATGTAAAACGTATTCTTACACTTACAGATAAACATTATGTAATTGGTAATGTTGGTTATAACTTTGATGAATACAGAACATTGGATACAAGAACAACATATGGTGCAGGATATGGTTACAAAATTTTGAGAACAGAAAAATTTAAAGCATCAAATGAAATTACATTTCTAAACTTGAATACAGATTTAGGCGATGAACTTATTTGGAGAAACAGCTTATGGTTTTTCTATAAACTTGCTGACCAGTTAAGTTTTACAAATAAGTATTTGATAGAAACAGGCGATACTGATTATGTTAGGAATGAAACATACTTTAACTTTCAACTAACAAAACAATTAAAGTTATCCTTAGGTAATGTTTATACTGAAGACCCTATTAGTGATAACGTAACGACTATTAGCTTTAACTTTGCACTATGACAGGTATTCTAGATGGCTTTGGTGACGCTGTTATTGGCGTAGACCCGTCAGAATTTGTAGAAAAGAAAAAAGCAATAAGTCCTTTTGACTTTGCCAATAGCATTAACTTTACTAAAGAAAATTTAATTGTTGATGAGTGGTCAGAAAAACAATACAACCCTTACATAGTAAACAAAGCACTAAGTTATGGGCCTGATACAGTAATTGCAGGTAACGAAGTAAATTCACGTCCGCATTTAGATAAAAAGATGCAATATGACTTTTTACTCGGTATAGTATCTAAAAGAAAAAGATATAACAAATGGCTAAAGCCCGAAAGAGAAGAAAAGTTAGCAATCTTAAAAGAATATTATGGCTATAACAATACTAAAGCAGCCGAGGCTCTCAGACTGCTTACAGATGAAGAATTTGCAGGTATAGAAAAAAGACTCAACAAAGGCGGAAAGTGAATCCACTAGTAGAATTTGATGTTATTCTCATTATTGACCCTTGGGGAAAGGATTGGTATTTAAAAGAAAAATTTTCAGAAAAACCACCATGGCTTTATCGAAGAATAGCTAGTCAGATTGAATCCGTTGTTCAAAAATCTCCAAACATATTAGTTAGTTGTGATTTACATTTAGTAGATGACTTACTTAAAGGCATAGTCCCACCTATTAAAGCTGTAACAACTCTCGAGGGATTAGAAGAACATATTAAACTTATTCCTAAAAAAATTGAGGGCAATACAAACATCTTAGTTATTGGGGCAGCGTGGCAAATGTGCTTACATTATGCAGACTTAGGGATAG